AGATACAAAACGTACTTGATCAGCTTCTTTTGCGTAGAAGATTTCGAATTTTTCTTCTTCGTTAAGAAGATCAGTTCCCAAGAACATATTGCTCAATCTCAAAGCATAAATCTTGTTTGTACCATTCAAACCTGCAACAGCTACAACTTTAATTGGAGTGCCAGGAAGTACAAATTCAGAATCAGCTTTACCATCGAAAGAGTAATGGAACATATTTGCATTCTTCAATGCGAGTGTATATGTTCTAAACAAATCTTGACCGCAGAAGATAGTCATATCATCAGCAGCTACAACTTGTGCAGGGATTGCTTTGTAAACACCATCGAAAATGCTGATTACGTTAGCAGCAGTAATGCTTGACAAAGGAGCACCTGAAATATATGTAGATGCGTTTGCAGCAACAACTCCTGAAGCAGCACCGATCAACTTAACCAAACCATCAAATTTGTTCAAGTTAACATCAGCAGATGAAGTGTCACCTTGCCAAATAGCAGTTTCAAGTTGTGCAGCGATTCTCTTAGCTTTCTTATCAGCAAATTCTTGCTCGAAAGGAATTGAATCGTACATTGAACCTGTAGGCAATGCTTTTTGAAGATACTTTGCTTCCAAATCTTTAGGGCAAAGAGCTTCGTTAACTTTAATTTTACCAACTGTTACTGTTCTTTGAGTGAAGGTAGTTGCACCTGAAGCATTGAAGCCACAAGTTCCACCTGCCTGAAATACAGCATCAGTATCCATGATATTAATGGTTTCTGCGGATTTAACCCCAACCATTACGTTACCTGCACTCTTAATCAAAGATGCAGTCTTAGCACCAAGCACACTTGAAGTTACAAGCAATGCTTCGTTTTGTTCTGTGTAATCTGCAAGAGCAGAAACGTTAAAAGCCATTTTTCTTAGTTTTTATTGTTTAAAATTGCGTTACGATATTTATTAAGTCTATCAAACTTAATGTCTTTTGTTTCCTCAAACTTAAATGATTGTGGTTTCTCAATCGGATCAGCTTGTGGAACTTTTGAAATTTCTTCAATTAATTCAACTACTTGGCTAAAACCTTGCTTGGCTTTTGCTTCCATAGTTTCGATTTTTTCGTTTAATGCCTTATTCAAGCCTTCCAATTCTGCAATTTTAGCAGCAAAATGTTCAGCCATTTCTTGCATTTTCTTTTCCATATCTTGTGGTGCTTCTTCAGGCTGCATATCTTCAGCAGGTGAAGAAATCTCGGAAATTTTACCAACAGAAACAGTAATGCTTTGACCATCAGATAGCTTATATTCGCCATCAGGAAGTGCCATACCATCTGCGTCTGTAACATCTCCACCGATTTCAAGAGATGAAATTTGAATTTTTGAACCATCTTCCAAAGTATATTCAGAGAATTGAACTTTAGTTTCCTCTTGAACAGGAGATTCAACTTGCGGCATATCTTCGAAAAGTGCCTTAATTTTTAGTATTGCGTCTTTAGGATTCATACTTTTATTTTAAATGTTAATTAATACAAATAGTTACCACTTAACAGATGATAAAATTTCCTTTATATCATCTATCATTTTTTGCTCAGCAGATTTTTCTCTCTTATATTCGAATACTCCCTCAACAGAAAATCCTTTTACTTCACCACTTTTTACTTTTGCCCAAGCCTGATCATTATAAACTTTGAACGATCCAAACCATGATCCATCAGGAGCATCTTCAAATCCTTTCATTGGTGGTATTCCCCTTTCTTTATCTGATATAAAACTTTCAAACATTACAATATCTTCTACCTTAAAATCAGGATTATGTTCCAAATTCACGTTAGCTTGATAACCTTTCTTAAAAAACCTTTGAGCAATTTTAAGAATAGTGTCTTTACTAAAAGTAACATAGTAATCGCCATGAGTACTATCGCTGCGAAAAATAGGGGTATCAGCCAACATAAGAGGGCCACTAATGATACGCTTATCTTCTGAAACAATTTCGAAATTAACTTTATCTTTAAAAGCATTCCAATTCTTTTGAATGGCAGGTCTATCTACCAACGCAACATAATTAACCTCTGCATCATCATTCATGTCTTCAGAGATCATTAATTCAAATAATGGTAATTCCATAACTATAAATGTTTGTTTATTATAAAAGTTTCAACTTAACCAAAACGTGCTTTTTGCTTGATAGCTTCAATTCTCTTTTGGCTTGATGTCATATCAGTTTCAACAACGTATGCTCTGACCGCTTGATTTCCTATTGCATTAATACTTGATTGATCGATTCTCGTTGTCGGAATATTATTCATTGGTACAACAGGAGCATTCATATTTAAACTGCCTGTTGGAACACTACCACCCATTCCTTTACCTGCTATTGGTGTTTTAACTATATTTTTAACAGCACTTAAACCACTTGCAAGAATCATCCCAACTGAAGCTACTTTTTGTATTGTACCAAATGGTTCAGGAATTACCGTTTTATTTGCAAGCACTTCTGTAACACCTGTATAAGTATTAATGATTGCCTGAGCTAATGATAAAGCTTTTCCTGCTGCTGTTGTTTGTCCAACTACTTCAGATAATTGCCCAAGAGCAGTTGCGGACATATAATAAGCATCACGTTTTGCTTCTTCTCTTTTAATTGTGTCTTCAGCTAATTTTTTATTTTCAGCATCTTGTTTTAATATTTCTTGGCTTCTTTTATTTTGAATATCTGCCTGTGCTTGATTTTCTTGTTCAAATAATGCAGCAACTGAATCATTTTCTTCTTTAGCAATTCTTTTTGCCTCATCACTACGATTTTCCATAGCTTGCATTTCAAGCTGCCATGCTGCTCGTTGTGCATCTAATTCATCTTCTTTTTGTTTTTTTAATCTTGCAAGTTCCTCTTGGTACTCTTGTTCTTTTTTTCTTTTTCTTTCTTCTGCTGCTCTTTTTCTTTCAGCTTCTAATTGTTTTGCTTTTTCAGCCTCAGCATCTACAACCTTTTTATTTGACTCTACTGTTTTTTTAACTTCCTCATCTTTAAAACCAAGATAACCTGAAACTTTATCTACAATACCACCTATAAAATCACCAACTGTTTTAAGACCAGGTATGAGTTTATATAAAGCAGTTTTTACTTTATCAAAGTTTGCTATAAGTAAACCAAGAGCGATAGACAAAGCACCAATACCTGTTGCAATAATAGCACCTCTCAATGTTGAGAATGCAGTGACTACTTGTGTTCTAATTACAGTTGCAAGGTTTTTAAAACTATCAATGCTTTCAAATAATCCTTGTAAACCCTGAGAAAATGCAAGTGCAGATTGAACTTTTACGAGTTGTTTTTCAAGTTCTTTGTTTTTATCCCCGAATAAACCTATTGCACCTTGTAAAGCTGTATAACCTGAAGCCACACCTGAAAGCGATGATGATAATGCTTTAAATTTAGCATCAGGATTAAAGGCATCAGTTAATGCTTTTGCATCGCTAATTCTATCTTTAAGTTCAGCTGCACGTTTAGCTGCCTGAACAGCTTCTTTTGATGTTGCTCCAAATTTATCAGATAATAAAGCTACCTGTGCAGTTGCTTCTCTTAATTCTTTTTTAAGACTTCCAACACTTTGCGTGGCATTACCTGTGACATTAACCTGTAAATTTAATTGTTCTGCCATTAGAATACTTTTGTTATTACTTTCAATAATTCGATTTTGCTTGTGTTATAATCAATGCTATTATAACCTTCTATTTTATTAATCCTGAAAAGCTGCCCATCTATCATTACTAACTTTCCAAAATCCAAATTCAATATATCTTTTGCGTTTAGCAAAATATTACAACTTAGCAACTTGCTATCTTTATCTGTAATTTCAGCCATATAGTCTGAATAATAAGCATTAAATAGATTAGTTGTCGGATATGTTGTTGCATCAAAAAATACTTCTTTTGGTGCTCCAAAGTTTATATCATTTGTTGGAGTAAAAGGATCATCCAAATGTCCTGCATACCCATAACTTGTTAAAGTTGCCAAATCAGTTGCTCCATTCTTTAATTTCCATGAAGTAACCCCTGTTAATTTTTTAGCTTGTAAAATCCTAATAACTGAGTCAATAGGATCGGTCTTTGTGTTGTTATCTGATAATTTATAAATAGCAGGATATACTTTATCAGTACTTTCTTTTTGCCTTAATACTGTAGCTGCAAATATTATCTCAGTTGAGTCAGTATCCTTAACAAAATCAAATTCAGTATCGTATATACGATCACCGTACCCTTCATTGTACTTCTTTCTGTAATTCTCATTGTAATAGTCATTATCTTGTTTATATTTAAATTGATAATACCTCGCATTAATTTCACTCATTGGCTTAATGCTTAAAGGTTTTGATCTATCAATTTTATTTGACCAATCTACAAAACTACCATCGTAGAAATCTATATAAGGTTTAATATGAAGTTTATTTGTTTCGTATTGATCATCGTAAACGTATAGGTTGAACATTTTGCAAATAGACAAGAAGAAATCCCTTTGAAATATACCTCTTGGAATTGCATTGTTTATTAATAAAGGCTCTCCATAATTTACAGGTACATCAGCACCTGAAGGAGCATCAACTTTTAAAATACCTTGAACGATCTCATATTGAGTTGCCTCTGAACTAACATAGGCATTAATCGTATCATTTGTTGCGAAAGTATGATTATAAACTATGCTAACTGAAAATCCCTGTGGTTCGTATGCAACAGGAATAGTTTGACTTGATATTGTACCTCCATTAAGTTGTAAACTTATTGTTACATTTGTGTCAGGTGGTGGATCAGGATATACGTCCAATATTGAACCTTGTAATTCAAGAGTTATTGTGGAAGGTAAACTCGCAGCTCCGTTATATTTGTATATATTTCCTGAACTTAAAGTAAAATCCCCTGCAGTTACTACTGTAAAATTCGGATATTGATTTGTTGTGTAAGTTGCTGCGTTTGCAGTTGCATTAAATGCTGAATTACTCGGGTTTGATATAACTGCCTTATTCGAAGGCACAACTAATCTTTTTAGCAGGTTAGTTTCGAGTAAAGGGAAATCCCAAGTATATCCTGAACCTTCTTTAATCTTTTTTAAATATTCATTAACATACAAAGCAGGCTTAAAAGCCTTAAAGTCAAAATCAACATTATTTGAAGTTACGTTTCCGTAATCAATCAAAGGATAATAAACCCCTGAAGCATTTATGTTATTCCAACTGCCAGTAATGTTTGCGAGTGTCCAGTCTTCGTTATAATCAGAAAAATCCAAGTCTTCTAATCTCTTGTTTCCTAAAGCTGAAATAAATCCTCCTAAATCCCCATAAACGGAACATTGATATTCTATAGTTGATCCTGTGATTACGATCTCCATTATCCTCAATACCCCTTTAAATATCTGTATCCCATCTACAAATATCCTACAAGGTGCAACCTTAGAAGCATTAAAGTCATAGTTAACATTCGTATTGTCATCATTTGTGAAATTAGAATTACCTAAGTCAAATATGAATCCAAATACCTTATTGTTTTGAGCTGATCCTGCAATGCTTATTGTCTTCGAAAAGGTAGTATTCTTACTACCAAAATCAGCAATGTCATCAATAGCGAATGTAAATTCAGCATCAATGTCTTTTACTAAATCAAGTTCCTCGTTATTTATGAATATCTGTGTCCTCATCTAAATTGACTGTTTATAACTCTGCCAACTGTAACGGTTAACTGTATATTGAATGTCTTATTGAAATTATCGTATTTGAACTCGTATTGATTCTCGTCTATCGTTACAGGGAAGTAACCTCCGTTCATTTCCATGTAAACCTGTGGACTTGCAACTAACTGCTGTCCCCAATATGAATCCTGTTCGCTAATCCAATCAGATATTAAACTCATTTTATTTGCATGCTGAATAGAGAAGTTTATACTTGTTTCATTCAGTCTATTATAAGCATCAGCTATTTTCTTACTTCCATCTAAAGTCTGCCATTGTGGTTTTTGAAATGTGTTTCTTTCAAAACTTGAAATCCTGCGATTTACCAATGCGAATTTCATGGTATCCCAACCTCCTAAACGATTGAGGAAATAAAGGTTAATTGGCTGAAACTTTGGGTAACATTTAAGTCGAACAAATATCTTACGACTTGAATGTCCACTTCTGTTAATGTAGAATTTATATCCATAGGCTGAACTTCCAATAAGAGTGCTTCCTGCCCATGTGTTGATTGCGTCTGTTCCAATATTTAAAAGATTAAATTCATTCAAAGATATTGTTGCGTTATGCGATGACAAGGTAGTTCCTGCTTCATTTACCACATCGCAATAAGCTGTATATGTTCCTGTATTCTTTCTAAAAAAGCTAACAAAAACTTTATCTGAAAGTGAAGCATTAAAGTTTAAATCTTTTTCAGTTAGAAAATCATCTTCATATTGAGTTAAAGGTGCTGCATAATAACTGCTGAAAGTTTGTGATCCTGATGCATACCAGTCAGAGAATAACGGTCTATAATAGTTTGCTGCTATGTAAGTTCCTGAAGCCTGATTCGTTGTAATGACTCCGCTTACTTCCTCACCTGCCTGAATCACATAACTGACCTTAAACTTATCATTTGATGCTGCGAGTATTGAATTTCCTGAAGGTTCAAAATAGTTTTGGAAGTATGATCTAACTACAGGACTT